AGGGCTATGGGAATTAAAATATTATGGCTTAAATTGGTTCGACCGAAGAAAACAGACTTCGAAGGATTGGCTACGATATATAAGAAAATGGAAAGGACAGGAGGGATAACTCCTAACGATATCCGAGATTATTTAGGCAAGCCAAGATTTACAGAAAATTGGGCGGATATGCCGTTGCCTCTGGTTATGCAAGGAATGAAAGTTCCTGCGGATAGAGCAAAGGATTCTTCTATAATAGATTCCCTCATGAGTTTAAACAATACTCTTGAAAAGGCTATCGGCGAAAGGCAGGATATTGGGGAGAGTCTCTATGACCTTGAAATATAAAATATTTAAGAATACTTCGCTTGAAAACCTGATAAGAAGTCAGAAGATAGTTCAGGAAATAATTATCAGGCTGGGCGGAGTAAGGAAACAAGGATTCGGGATAACAATAGGCACCGGCCCGGATCATCCGGGTGTAAATGAATTAAAAGCATTTAAGGCTATGCGAAGCGCTTTTGCTTTTAAAATAAAAACTAAAGTCAAAAGTGGATCGGCTATTGCTTCCTTTATTAAGAATGGAATATCTGGCAAACCTGGAAATTATAGGATAAATGAGAAAGCCCTCAACAAATTACATAATACATTGAAAAAGGAACTTGGCCCATCTGTTGCTTTGCAGGCAACAAAGTCTATTAAACAGGCTTTAAAAAACCAGATAGTGGCAACCAAAAAGGTTGTAGCCCTTGCTGCTAAGAAATTAAAACGATCTATAAAGGCGGGATTGACTCAACAAGATAAGGCCGTAATAAACATTTTAAACAATAATAATAACTTTTTTATAAGTGGAATATACGATAAAACTTTAATAGGCTCTGTTAATACTTTGGCGTCTCGGATAGTTCAAGAGAATTTGCCAAAAAGCGCTTTAGCTTCTTTGATGCGAGAAGAACTTCCTTCTGTTCTTGCACAGAGAGGAAATACTTATTTAAGCATATTAGCAAGCGATGTTATCAATAGAGCAAGAAATTTTGCTCAGGTTACAGCATTTGAAGAGGCAAGAATTAGAAAATATGAAATTATAGCAGTGATGGACGAAAGAACGAGTGAGATATGCGAAGCAATGGATGGGATGGTTTTTGAAGTTGAATTGGCTAGGAAAATAGTCAAAGATATCCAAGAAAATGGCATTCCGGATTCAAGATCTGATAGTGATATAAATGCCTTTAAGGCTTTGCGTCCTTGGTTAAATTTTGATTCTGTAAGAGCCGAGCAAGGGAAACCCGCCTTGTTCTATGGAGGGCCTAAAGGCGAAAAAATATATCTTCCTAATTCAACATTTAAGGCAACGGATAAGGGGTTTAAACCTGCAAAGAAAATAACATCTCAGGAAGTGGTTGAGACGGCCCCGCGAGGAGGAAATCCTCCGGCGCTGCCTCCTTTTCACGCGCATTGCAGGTCTTCAGTCGTTATTTCAGAAGAAGATGTCAAAATACAAGATTGGGAAGAGGCCCAAGGGGTTTAAATATTAAAATTAGTTTGCAGGACTGTAAACCGAGGAGGAAGAAATGGAACCCATCGCGAAAAGGTTGAACGCTTCAAGAGAGGAAATGGACGATTTCTGCGGCATCGAGAAAAAGGCGCCGCGAGCGGAGTTCTTTTCCAATATCATGGCTGGCCATCAGCACAGGATTTCTCTCATCATTTCCAAGGAGAAAATAACAGGAAGAACGGAGCGGGTTAACGGGCATGTTCACAAAGTCGATCTTCCTGTCGTGGGCGGGGATATCTTGGGCTTCACTTCTTCGGATGAAAGCCATAAGCATCGAATTAATTTTAGGGTCAAGGATCTCGTTCCGAAGAAGGCCGCTCCGAAGGAATAATTAAAAATGGAACCATTAATTAAACTTAGTATAGCTGAAATAAATGTGAAGTCCTTGAAGGAAGAAAAGGACTCTGCTCTGCTCAACCTACATCGCCACCTTCATAGCCTTTGGACATTAAAAAGGAAGTCGCCTAAGGATTTAGTCTATTCCTTGGAGGATATCTGGAATGCCCATGAATTAGTTGTTGCCGAAATGAAAGCGCGAGGATTTAAACACGCCTCTTCTCTTCCTGGAAAATTACCGCAGAAGAAGGCAGAGGAAGAGGAAATAAAAAAGGAGGTTATAGAGTTAGCGCCTATCAGTTCTTCTGGAAATAAAATAGGGGCTAAAATACAACTATCCGAAGTCCTGCCCCTCTTGAAATCTTTTAAGATAAGGCAGCCTTTTGTTTATTTAACGGGAGGGTTGGTTAATAATGGCGAAACCGAAGGAGATATTGATTTTTTAGTTAAAGGGGATATTCCAGCAGGGATGTTGAAAGTTGTAGAGTTTAGACTTGGAAGGATGCTGCCGAAGGAATTAAGCAAAAGAATTAGCGTAATGTCTGACGATTTCGACGGTCCCTTTACTAATAATATACCTTTGGGTGATTTATTATTCCAGGTTAATAATGATTTATCTGTTGTGAAAATGGGAGAATCATTTAACGATAATGATTATATTGAAACAGAAGAGGGGTTACAGGAAGACCCTCTATATATTGAAATATATGATCGAATAATTAAGCAATCGGAATTAATGTTTTATCCTAAAGAAACAGGAAAAAGACGCGCAGTAGTCCAGCTACATTTTCGAGGCGATACTGTTCATGCTGATTTAAGGATGGATATTGGCACAAAGGAATTAATAGGTTGGACCTTATTCTTTCAATATCCCGGCAAGATTAAAGATATTAATACTGTTGCAGATGGCAGAAAGATAATTGCTAATTATGATATGGGAAACGGAAACGAATTTTTAAAACCTATTCTTGCTCCTAAAGGTTTACAGTGTACGCCAAAGAAACCGGAGCCTATTGATTGGATTGCCGTCGAGGGAGTTGTGAAACCCGGAGAAGTTGGGGCGACGGCTAATGAGCCTGGAATATTCGTTATAATTGAGGATCCTAAAAAATATTGTGTAGAGTGGGGAATTCAGAAGCCGTATTATCATGAATATTTTCTTACGAATGGGAAATATTTTAACGGTTCTCTACATTTAAGGTTATTATCAACTGAAGGATATGAAAGAGCAGGAAAGAACCCTACGTTTTGGCGTGGGTTTATTTCTAAGACTTTTTTGCCATCCGTCATTAATAAAAGATCAGTTAAAACTAAAAGTATGCCTCCAAATGGCGTTTCTGCTATGCCATTGTCTTTAATGCAACAAACGCCAAAGGAGTTTCGTTTTTGGGAAAGCAAGGGGGCTAAGGCAATGGAAATCCGAGATGCCTTAGTTTCTGAGAAATATTTTACTGAAGAGAACATAGAGATAATAAATAATGAATATAAGAGAGTCGAGAAGAAAAAGATAATGTTATCTGTTAGAGATATTAGGAAAAAGGAGGTGGATTTTAGTTTTCAATATCAGATGTGGAAGGGACAAACAACTGTTCGAGTGGGGCCATCAAGGGAAGAGTGGACGTTTTATTTTAAACTTAAAGATAAAGGCGGACTTGATTCTTTTGTTATGGAGGAGGACCCAACAAAGAATATAGAATCAATTGCTGTAAGGGAGATAAGGGATAAAAAATACTTGGGTCTTGATGGAGAAGTTAAACCTGGAACTTTAGGAAATAGCACAAAAAATACGTATTCGTGGATAAAAACGATCGATGAAGGCAAAGCGACAATATTTGAGGATTCTGAGGGGTTCATTAAATTTCAGGTTGATTTAAAGCATATAAAAGGTTTGTGGACAATGGAGCAGGAGGAGACTGGTTCTAAATTCTGGAAATTAAAATATCAAAAGGAAAAATCTCCGCAGGCTAAGGCAGTCAGCGAAGAAGAAATATTCCCTTCTATGAAGGCCAAGTTTGCGCCCTTTGTTAAATTTATTCCTTTGAAGCCTAAAGGGGGATTTAATATTGGAGAGTTTTTTGATGTTGATGTGTTAGTTGAAAAATGGGCAAAAACCATATTTAATGGCAAAGGGAAGGTTATAGTCAATCCTAAATGGAATGGATATAGAACCATAATTGAAAAGAAAGGGGATGGCAAGGATGCAAAGTTAATAATATTCTTTGAAGATAAGCAGGAAGATAGGGCTTTTGCTATGCCGGCTATTTCAGAAGAAGTAAAAGGAATAAAAGGAGATTTTATACTTGATTCAGAATTAATAGAATACACAAATGATAAGAGGAATGATATCGTTAATAGGAAAATGCTCGTTAGATGGGCAGCGACTGATAAACCTTTGGATGATTCAAATTTAGTTTGTCGGGTTTTTGGGATATTATATTGGGATAATGAGGATTGGCTAAGGAAACCATATTATGAAGTTGCACAGGAAGTCGAAAAAGAAATAAAGGGATTCAAGCATCTCGAGCCGACTCAGTATTGGACAACGAATAATGAAAAAGAGTTGCGGGATGCGATAGAAAAGGCAAAGTTACTTCCGGGATCTGAAGGGGCGGTTCTTAAACTCTGGAATTCAACTTATACTTTAGGAGGCAGAACATCATCTTGGGCAAAATATAAAATACCACGAATTATCAACGCTATTATTCTTGATAAACACAAAGTTGCAGGAAGCGATAAAACTTGGAATTTTACAGGTGGAATCGGTCCTATTCCTATGGCCGATAAGGATAAATATACTGAAGTTAAGGAGTTTGGTGGAAAATTATATGTAGTAATAGGTCAGACATTCAATACTAATTTTCAAGGCAAGTTAGGGGATATAGTTACTATAACAGCTTCGGAAATATTTGTTGATGATAAGGATGGCAAGACACATGTTGCTTGGTTTATTCCTATTATCAGGCATTAAATAAGGTGAATAAACCTGATACTGTTGATCATGTTGAGCGCACATCTTATGGCGAGCCTGTTGTTACAAAGGAGTTGGAAAAGTTTGAAATATTTTCGCCTATATTCAAGGTTAATAAAGACCAAAAAACTGTATATGGGGTGGTATTAGAACCCAATACTGTTGATGCTCAAGGGGATGTTTGTAGTGAAGAAGAAATAGCGAAGGCTTGCCATCGCTTTATGGAGTTTCATCAGAAGATCGGATATCAACATGAGGATTTTAAAAAGAAATTTAGAATAATGGAATGCTATATTGCACCGACAGAGTTTTTATTAGGGACTCAAACGGTTAAAAAAGGAAGTTGGATACTTGGAACTCGTGTTATTTCGGATGATGTCTGGAAAGAAATAAAGGATGGGAAAGTAACGGGCTATTCAATTGGAGGTTTTGGAACGCGAGTCCGGCGCAAAACTTAGAAAGGAGGCAAGAAATGGCGACGGACGAGGGATATAAGTGGGATCTAAAGGACATAGATCCTCGCGAGGTATCCTTGGTGGATATTCCCGCGAACAAAAAACGGTTCGCTATCGTGAAACGCGATGGAGGAAAAGCCATGGGTGGTACAAACGAGGAAGGAACGGGAATCGAAAAACAGGATATTCCCGCTCCGGTTCTTGCGGCTGTGTTGAAGAAGACGCAGTCGGCAATTGAACGCCTGATTTCCCTCGCTTCTAACCTGGAAGGAATGCAGAAGAAGGGCGAGCAGGCAGGAGAAGAGGGCGTCGAAAAGGCGGACAAGGCGCCCCTCCCGAAAGCGGTCGCCGGAGAGTATCGGGCGATCATTCAAATCCTCGAAGGCATCCTCTCCAGTTATCCTTCCGCAGCCCAAAAGGGCGAAGCGACTGCCGGCGACGATAAGCTGGCGAAGGACGAGGAAAAAGTCATGAAAAAATTCGAGGAAATGGCCAAGGAATTGAAGGATATTTCCGCAGCCGTAGCCGAGATGCGGAAGAAAGACGAGCCCAAAGGCGGCGCGGAGGAAAAAAAGGAGGAAGGTGCCGTGGAGAAAGAAGAACTGAAAAAGACGTTGGACGTCGCAAAGGAGGAGATCGCAAAGGAGATCAAGGAGGAGCTGACGAAGGCGCTGGACGATCGGGCCAAGGAGCTCGTGAAACTCTTCCAGGAAGCAGCCAAAGAGGAGTTCGGTGGCGTTTTCAAGCGGGTCGAGACCATCGAAAAGGCTCTGGGCGGAGCCGAAACGGGCAACAAGGAAAAGAAGGGCGGCGATGAGAAGCCGTATGAGAGGAATTACGGGCACGAAGAGGTGGATGCCGATGTGACGAACGAGGAGAATCCCTTCTTCTCGATCTTCAACACTGTCAAGGATTTCTAATCCGCAAAGAAAAGCGGAACCTCTTTATCTGTAAAAAAAGTGTTTCCAAATAGAAGGAGATTAAAAATGGACGGAAACGACCAGATGATCCACAAAGCTGTTACAGGAAGTTCCTTCCTGAACGGCGGGCTCCTGAACGCGAAGCAGCGCGATGTTTTCCTGAGTTACGTTCGGCGTTTCACGAAGCTTATCCCCCTCTGCCGGACGGAAATCATGGATAACCCTCGCGTTGAAATTCCGAAGCTCCACGTGGGTGAGCCGATCACCGTCGGGCTGACGGACAACTCTCTCATTTCGGAAACCGGGACGCCGCTGATCAACAACGTTTCCCTCGAAACGGCGGAAATGGTTTCCAGTTACCACATCACCCGCCGCGCAATTCGCCGGAACGTTTCCCGCGAGCGCCTTGTGCAGCAGGTTTCGGAAGCGATGATGGCTCAGATCGCGACCGATATGGAAAACCTGCACATCAACGGCGACGATACCATCAGCGCAGGTACGCCAATCGCTAACCTGCTCCTGATCAACGACGGGTTGGACAAGATCACGGACGGCGCCCATATCCTCGACCATGTCGCCCAGTTCATTTCAAAAACTCTCTTCGCGAACATGATCAGGAGGCTCCCGGATTCGTATCAGGACGATACGGGTCTTCGGTTCTTCGTGCCGCGGTCTCTTCAGATCGATTGGGTCGAAATCAACTCGGAAAGAATCGACGCGATCGGTGAGAGGGCGTACAAGGGGAACGTCGAGGCGCCTTTCGGTGTTCCGATCATTTCGATTCCTCTCATGCCTTCACGCAAGTCCATCAATGTCACGGTGGCGACGGCAGGGCATATTCTCGGAACGACGCAGGGGCCGTGGAACGTCGTGACAGGAACGAACGACACGCTCGTCGTTAACCTCGGAGCAGGCGCCGTAACTTGCACGCTGCCGCAGGGCGTTTTCTCTGCCCATGAGGTCGCCGCGCTCCTGAAGGCAGCAACCGGACTCGAAACTCTCATCGCACAGGATGACGGTTTCGGCCATCTCTATCTCCAGCACCCGACGTCGGGTTCGGGCGCAACGCTGACTATCGGCGCAGGAAACGGGTGGGCAACGCTGGGAGTTGCAGTCGCCGCCTATGTCGGGACCGACGCGGGAGGCGCAGGAACGCTGAACGACGGCTGCATCGCGTGGCTTGCAAATCCGCTCAATTTCATTTGGGGCAACCTGGACAAAACAGAGGTTTACACGGAATGGAATAAGGATTATGCCCGTTGGGAGACGGTCGTAATCAACGAGACGGATAGCCAGATCGAAAGCCTGGATAAGGTCGTGAAGGCGATCAATATCCGTCGCCGGCCCTACTAATAGTAATTAGTAGGCCATTTCGTTAAACCGATTTGAACTGGAGGAAATAAGATGACCGCTGAATTCGAGATCCCTCAGAATCTTGGCGATGGAGGGAGTTACCTGGACGCAGGCGTGGCGCGAGCCTTGCGGTCCATCGTGGGAGATTTGGGCGCGCTGAATACTCGGGTTGCGGCGGTGCAGACTGCGCTCGATGCGTTCATAGCACAATACAATCTGCATCGGGCGGCATCGGGAGTTCACGTTGAGGCAGATTCTGCAAACCCGATCACTGCCCCTGCCGCAACCGATCCGACGGTGGATATCCTGGCGCTGGTGAACGACTTGCACGTTCAATACCTTGCGCACAGGCTCAACGTCACCACCTGCCATGGTTCCGTGGATACCAATGCCGTGACAGCAACGTATCCCGCAACGGATGAAGCCGAAGCGGTCGCTCTGGTGAACGATTTGGCTATCCAGTACGAGGCGCATCGCGTCGACGTATCTGGTGCGCCCGCCGTACACGGTGGCGCTGATGCGGCGAACGCCCTTTCGGCTCCGCCTTCGACCGATTGGGACAGCGTGATTACGCTCGCCAACGACATCAAGGCGGAATACAATCTCCACCACGTCTACGTCGTTGGTTCCTGCCATGCCGGCGCCGGGGATCCGAATACTGTAACTGCGGCAGATGCAGGAACGGAACTCGCGATCCTGACGACCGAACTGAACGGAATCAAAACGCTCTATAACCTGCACACGGCCGACTTGGGCGTACATCCTAATCCTGGCGCCGCAGAAGGAACGGCCAACATGTCGGATGAGGCCACATGCTTTGCGCTCGCCAATGCCCTCAAGGCAACGCTGAACATTCATTTCGCTAACGCTGGCGCGCACCTCGATGCCGATTCGGTTTCTAGCGTTACTGTGGCAGGTGCGACGGGCTATGAGGATGTCGTTCCTCTGGTCGTCGATATTCGGGCGCAATACGAGGCGCACCGAATAATCTCCTCCGTACATTCAAAGGCGGATTCTGCTCACGCAGGCACCGCCCTTGGAACAGGTGGCGCCGTGACAATCGGAACAACGGCTGCTGACGGCCTGGACAAGCGCCTGGGAATTGGCGTCTAACCCGCTTTCAACTTTTAAAGGAGAATTCAAATGGCGGACAAGGATCTCGGACAGAGGGGGAAGGAGGAAGAGGCGGCTTATTTCGTTCCGCGATTTGCGGAAAGCTATGCCTTTTTGGGAACTCTTGGCCATCGGTATGCTTTCTCGAAGAAAGTGCCGGCAAAAGTTACGTTGCCGTGCGACTTAGAATTATTTCGGTCAAAGACCGATTTAATCGAGTGCAGCGCGGGCGGAACCGCCCTGAAGAGTTCCGGAAGTGGAATAGCAAAGCCGCTTAGTTACTCCAAAACCGAACCGCCAGACCTTCGTGGGATGCCTCCTGCCTCAGAAACGGTTAACGAGGTTGGAGAAAAATCCGAGGTTATGACTTCGGATAAACCAAAGAAAAAGGGAAAGAAAAAGAAGAAAAGGGAATCAGAGCCCGAGGAAGATGCCTGGAACGACGAAGATCTGTAAAGGTGAAAACAGATGTTAGAATACACCACCATTTATCGGCTAAGGCAGGAAGGGTTTCCCATAGCCTCTTTGTCTAATGCGGATGCCAAGTTAAAAATTCAAGAGGCTTCGGAATATCTTTCTGACCTGCTTGGTCAATGGTTTGTCCCTGTGCGAGATAAAAAAAGGCTCGACGGGGGCGGCTCTTCTATCATCTATTTTTCTAATAGGATTCCGTTCCTTGAAGTTTTGGAATTCGGGCTGGAATTTACAGCTTCTGTTTCGGGAGAGGAACTCCCCTCCCGAATAGATATATTATTAGGAAATGCTGATAGGACAGTATATAATCCGGACGAATTCGTTATCAGAGGGAGGTATATTGAATTATTATTTAGTAATTTATTTGCTGGAAGAGGTAATGTTGTTGTTGATTGCTATACTGGTTATATGGATTGGTTTGGAAAATCATCTCGAAATTATGCGGTTCCTTCTGTTCTTACCACAACAGGAACTTTAATAGAGGATACGGACGAGGAGGTTGTTCTTGTATCAACTGATGGTTTAAAAGTGCGGGATGTTATTATATTTGAAAAGGCTGATAGCACTCGCGAGGTCTTAGGAACGGCTATAATACACACTATTGATAGGGCGACAAAAACTGTTGAATTTGATGCTATTGAGACTATTAATGGGGCAGACGTTCCTGTGGCAAGTCGAGTCCTTTCTTTTGGTGCAGTTCCAAGATTAATAGAAAGGGCAACTATATTATTAGTAAAGAAATTAATGCCAGAAATATATTCTGATGATTATGATGAGGCAGTCGGGGCAACTAAATTGAAAAGCGAGAAAACGGATAGATATTCTTATACCTTGTTCGGGGATAAAGATGGTGGGGGCGTGGGCATTACTGGCGATCCTATGGTTGATAGTCAGTTATCTAAATTTGCAGAACCTCATCATGTTGATTTAGTCTGATTATGATTCCTCAAAGATTAAATTTAGTCGATGTTGAAATAAAACTCCTTCTTAGAAAGGATCGTGTAACTGGTCGCAATAGGCCGGCAATGGATCCTGTATATAAAAGGCCAAAAGGGCGGGAAAATTGGGACGGTCCTGACACTGGGAATATTTTAAATTTAAGGGCACAAGTATATTTTGAAAGGCAGGAAGATGAGGTTGAAACTAATATCGGAGATTCTCCTCAAACCGCTGCCCATTTAACTATGCGAAGAAGTGATTTCGATGATCTGTCAATAAAGCCTCAAAAGGGAGATTTAATTACAAAGATAGCGGGAGATGTAGTTAATAATTATGCCATAACGGAGGTTAGAAACGCAGGTTTTCT